TCTGTCTATATCTTCGAAATTGATTAATACCACTCGGTTATAAATCCCCTTTATAGGTATATACTCACAATCAAAGGTAAATCCTTCCTTTAACCCTCTTATACATTGTACTGCCATTTTTCACCTATTATCTGTTACCTTATATGAGTGTTACCCTCATTCTTCCCCTTCGTTCTTGTTTTTCTTCGCAACCACACTCATTGCATTTCTCCCATTCAGGGAATTGTTCTTTATGTCTTTCTATATATCTTTTGCAGTCTTCCCATAGATCATGTGCATTCTGTAAGTACATTGTATGTAGGTCTCTACGTTCTACCTGACTAATACCCTCGCCGTCCTGATACACCTTTGACCGTACTCCATAGGGAGTATCTACCTGATGGCCTGTTATTAGGTATCTTGCATAAGCAAAGTAAGACAAAACAGCCTTCAATCCTGCAAACTCATACTTTCTACCTTGGTATGTGTAACTCCCTCCCTCTAATAGCAAGGTATAATCTCTCTGTGGGGTATCGCTTACCAAGTCCTGATAAAAGTCCTCGCATACGGTCCTTTTAAGGTCAAAAGTCTGTGCTTCTCTTATGTATCGCTGAAAATCTTCCTCTTTCCTAAAAAAGGAAATGCTCAAGTATTTCCCTACACTCGCTTTATCTGTTAGTATCCTCATTAGTAGTTAGTCATTATTTCAAATAATCCATTACTTGATATTGGCTCTGCAAAATTGTCAAATAATTCTTCAAACATCTCTTGCACATCCTGCCTTTCCTCTTGCATTTGTTCCTGCATGAATATACGTGCTTCCTTGAGACTATCACCTGAAGTATTTCCGAGTTTCCCTTCTACAAAGTCAATAAGTACAGGAGGAATATTTCCGTATGTCTTACGAATATTATTAGCTGTCTTCTTATCGGCATACTCGAATAAATCCGCTTTTACATTGCTTTCTATCGGCTTAACCAATACTTGATCTTCTAACTTATCCCCCTTCATTTCGAGTTCAAAATGAAATACACTTTGCTCAGCTTCCACACCTATTGAATTACGTAAGTTGTCTCTAAAATCCTCTCTATCTTCATCACTATTCATGGTTGAGGTGACAAAGGCATACGTACCAAAGAATCCTTTCTTAAAGCCATTCCTCGTGTATTTAGCCGAGAGCATCTCACTCTCACAATCCAATAGCACCACATCAGCCCAAGCCAATGGATAACTATCATTCCTATCAAGGTTCAAGAAATACACCTGCCCCTTGTAGTTATCCCATCCTCCTACCCGCTCTACCTGCGCCTGTATCACCTCAGGACGTGGATCATACATGTCTATTGCTGTTACCTGCTTGTCTATTTCTTTCTTATCTTGCAAGCTATCCCAATTGTTATATATGAGAACCTTCCCTCGATAATTATTGCTATCTCTCGCCCCTAACCTACAATAGCGATAAGGGAGTACCTGTACACTTGTTTTTTGAAACAACTGGTTGTAATTCACTTGTACGAATACCCCCTTGTGATACGACAAGCTCCTTGCTACTTTTTTTAATAGGTCATTAGGTGTTTCTCTCTTGTCATTAATATACAGCGTATCCTTACGAAAGCGTGTGCGTTGTTGCCTTGCTGTTGCACGCGCTTCCGCTTCCAATGAAAATCCTTTCCCATAGATAAAGTCTGCTATCACCCCCGCGCATGCTTTTGCAGTAGCCGACCCTCCTACAAGTAATTCTATCATAGTAGGGTAGTCATTCTTCTCTCCATTTGCTAAGAAGGGATAACCTTTGTATTTATTGCTCTCTGTACGGCGGCTTTCCTTGTTTAAGGATACGACTGATACTTTTGCCATTGTTTATATCAAATTATTGAGTTACTTCATCTGTAGTGCCTTCACTTACTTCTTCTGTTACTTGTTGAGATTTCCAATCTTCTACATGTCGCTCCCAATCTTTAGGATATTCCTCGAAATTCGCAATCCTATTAGGGTTAATAGATAAATACTGCAAGGCTATATCATTAGTCAGCGTGTCATTGTTGAAAAATTCACTGCTCCCAAAATCCATCGGTAAGGAGTGTATATCACTCTTTAGTCTGAATGATCCTTCTTGTAAGGTTGTGTCTGTGTTTTTTGTTTTGTTTCTTGCCATTTCTTCTATTTTTTTTTGAATTGTTATAAGCCTACTCTTTCCCTCTCGTGCCAATCTATCCCAATAACTCGATAACTTATGCGGGCAACTTGGACATGGGGCGTTATCGTTGAAAAGATAAGCATAAAAGGCGATGAAAGTCTCTTTATCCTCTCCCACCGCCTTTGCATAACCTCCTTTCAACAAGTCATTTAATCTATCTTCTGTAAAGTCAGTCATTAATTATTAACCATTAATCATTGAGTTTTACGCCAATTTGTTGTCAAATTTGCCCTTAGTGGTGGTGTAATCAGTATCCAACCATCTCAGCGCTGTCTTTGGCTCCTTTTGGTTACTTGGAGTTCCTAATGTAAGGGTATACACACCACCATTGGTACGACCCTCTCCCTCTGTAGCCTCCAATCCTATGTAGAATCCATACACATCAAAGGTATTTTCGAGAGTTTTTGTCTTATTTTGAACAATACCCACTACGGACGCTCCTGCTACTATCTTATCGATTTGGTCGTAATCATCTTTGCTCTTTCCGTATATCTTCAGTATAATATTGTGCTTGTGCCCGTTGAAGTCATCGTCTGATATTTCAGGCTTAGTACTTACTGATATATGGCTTTCTTTGGCGTAATCTACCTTATAGGCAGTCTTTCCATTCTTGAGTACTAAGGACTTTATCTGGTTGCCCTCTACTACAGTAGCTCCTAAGTCTATATCTTCTCTATTGACAAGCAAAAGACTCAATTCTACCCCCTTAATCGTGTCATCACAATCATAACCAAAGTCCTTAGCTATCTTATTAATACATTGTGCCATGTTTATTATTTATTTAAATGTTAATCTATGGTAATAGGTAAAAGGAAATATGCGCCTTTTACCTATTACCTTTTACTTGTTATATAGCCATTGCTCCAGTGGTTGGCATTACCCTCTGAAAGTCCATTCTGTAAGCAGCCTTGATATATACATGCTCATCCTTACCGCCTATGTACTCTATCTCTAAGTCACTCAAAGAACTTAAGCTATCCACTCCTAACTGACACTCTGACTTGTCAAGCAAGATAATACGGTGTGGATTATTCCACTTCGTACCATCTGAGAAATCTCTCTTGATAATCTCATCAATCCAACGATGAGTAACTACCTTAATGCCTTCAAAAGTCATCGTCTCATACCCATTCTCCATCTTGGTTAAAGTGTCCTCATTCTTGTACTCACTTCTGAGGTAACGAGATAGATTGGTTGCCATTGAGTGTGTCATCAATAATATAGGCTCCGAACCAGAGGCGAAGGTCAAACCATCAGCCTTGTCTAACAGCTCTGTACATGCCTTGAATGCTGTGTCGCGAGCTAACGCTAACTGAGCAGCACGGGTTGCCTGTGCATTCTCTGTAATAGTTACCCTCTTACTTGGGTCAGATGTAATAAACGATTGGAAAGAAGCAAAAAGCCCATTCAATACGTTGTAATTCTCCTTCGCAACGCCAGCGGTCAGTTGCTCATTCCCTGATCCTGAACCTACATTGCTCGCCTGAGTGTCCCCAAAGTAAGCAAACTTGTTAAAGTCTGTGTGAATAGTCTTTTCCAACTGACTCGCAATGAATATTACGAACTGATCGCTATCTATATGGAGCTTGTCAATACCCTTCACATTGCACCATTGTAGGATAGACTTTTCAAAGTCTGCATAACACTGAGATATATTCACTCTCAAAGGTTTAGGATCCCACCATCCTGTACGTACTGGAATATTAAAAGGTACTGGCTCCATTCCACAACCTGCATCCTTGCGAGTTACTCCCTCAGTTGTCCCATAATATCCATACTCCGTCTCTTTAGTCACACCCTCAACCACGGTCATAGCCTCTTTTATGTCAGCTAATCCAAGCGAACGATCCTCAAGCAAGTCTTTTATATCCCTGATATACTCTTTTACCCTTGCCGGCTCTTTTATGAAATCTTTTATTTTTGTTGTTGCCATATTCTTTCCTCCTTTCTTACTTCAAACTGTTATACAACTTTTTCAGCTCCTCAAAGCTGCGTTTCTTACCACCATTAGTAGGCTCCTGACTTACATCTCTTGGATTGTTTACCTCAAATTTACTGGTAGTCTTTTTCATCACCTCAAATTTTTGGTTTAAATCTTCAACCTTATCCATTACTGCCTTCAAGCAGTCTGTTACAGTCTTAGCAAATTCCTCGTCTACCTTTACAGGCTCTCCTTGTTGCTCTTTCTCTCGAATTTCCTTAATTCGTCCGCCTTCCACAACAAGGGTTTTTTCATCTTTCAAAAGATACTCCCCATCTGACAAGGCACTTTCATCACTTTGTCCATTGGTCGTCTTCTTTTTCACCTCGTCACCTTCGGCAGGTGTTTCCCCTTCTGTTACCACGGTGATAATATCACCATTGGCCAAGGTCAAATCTACATCGAATGCTTTCGTTTCTTTGACTTTATTGTTAAAGTCCTTCATGAATGCTAAAAGCTCTCTAACTATCTTGTTCATACGCAATTTGTTATTTTCTTTTTTAGTTTTTTTCTCAAAGAAAAGCCCATTCGTGGCAGCGGGGTCGTCTACAAGGTCAGAAGCACACCAATCAATAAGATTAAGCCCCATACCTACCCTCTCGTTATCTCCTTCTTTGTAAATCTCATCTATAATATCAGCCTCTACATATATGGAGTTTCCAAACATCTCAGGACATTCTACCGCCATTCCTATCACATAGTCGAATAAGCTAATACCTCTGCCTGTTACCTCTGTCTTTCTTGCTATATCTGCAAGATACAGATCACCCACTAATCGTCCATCTGTTACATTAAAATTCTTGTACTTCCCAATAAATGAACCAAAAGAGCCCCCTGTAAAGGACGGGTGCTCAAATCGAGCCTTTATCTCTCCTTTCTTGTTTCCAAAATCTTTTAACTCATTGAGGAATCTTTCAGAGAAGTAGTAACCATTCTTATTAAGCCCCATATTAGCCAATGCAACGCCATAGATAACTCCTTTCTCTTTATCTATCTTACTTACATTCCCTTCTTGGTTATATGTACTGAATTTTATTTCCATGCGACAAAGGTAAGCCGTAAGGCTTTAATTGAGTGCAGGTAATTTCAGGCAATAATATTTAATGTTTATATGTACTTTTGTCTCCGCAATCAGCACTTTTTTATCATAAAGAAAATTAGGTTAAACAAGAAAAGCGTACCATTTATGGTACGCTTTTCTGTTTTTTGTTGTTATATTTTCCTATCTTACTTCCTCCTCATACATTACATCACCCGTCTCATTACACACCACCTGCACAATGCCACCCTTATAGTCAGCAAAGTAGCTGTGATTACTCCCATTGAATGCTAATATGTAATTCTTACAATAATCAAAGGTGCTTTCAAATCCCTTATTGTTACTATCACTATCATCATTGAATACTACATCGTATGTCTTCTCTGATATAGCATGTAATATATCATTTTTTTGCATTTCTTCAAAGTAGGTAATGATTATATCATCACCTTTTACTTCGTAATCTCTTCGGTCTAAGTTAGCCTTAACCCACTCTTGATTGATAATGTCGTTTTTGATGCTAAACTTTTTCATGATATTTGTTTTTTTTAATCATTCTTTTAATCATTTTTTTTGTTCTATCAACTCTTTATATCTTATATAGTAATAGAACATATTCTTAACAATATTACTCATGGGTCTTGTTCCATTTACCCATGCTGATAAATTAGACATCTCTAACCCTGTATCGTTATTAATATCTTTAATTCGTATATGTAACCTATACAATTCATCCTTCAGGTATTCAGGAGTGATTATGTCACTATCTACATCCTTGAAAGGAATAACCCCAACATGTATTTTCTCAGGGTTAAAATCATTAGAAAAGTCACTAAATAGCTTCTTAGTCCTCTCTACTATTTCCTTTTCTGAAAAATAATCTTTCTTATAATTCTTCCATTGTCTGGCTTCCACAATAAGAATACCATCCTTATACTGTTTTACCTTAAAAGTTAAATTATCAAAGCGCTTATATAAAGACGCTCCTGCTTCTAATCGTTTCTTTTGCCCTTCATCTAATCCAAGCAAATGAATATTTTTTACTACATTTTCCATATCAATATTTTTTAAGGAGGGGTTTCCCCCTCCTTGGTTTTACAAATAAACAACCTCTTTCCTGTCTAAATCATAGATAGCTATTTGTTCATTCTCAAACCCTTTCTTAACAGCTTCATCTCTATTCTTGTAGAGCCTCGAAGCGTCAAAATAGTAGCTTTCATTCTCTTTCCAACCTCCAACCAAAGTCTTATGAGAGATTGCATACTCAAGTACTCTTTTTAGCCCCTCGATTCCGAAGCTGTTCTGAGTTTCTTTTTCTGCCACTACGAACCCGCCTTCCATTACGAGTTCTCCGCTCAACTTTGCAGTAAATCCATCAGGATTTTCATCTGCGATTTGTAAGAACTTTTCTAACATAATATACATTTTATACTGCTGTAGCAGTTGTTATTAGATGATGCAAAGGTACGATTAATTTTGTAAATAACAAACTTTTTCAAGAAAAATTTTTCATTCAGTAGTGTTAAATTTTTCCTTAAATAAATTAACAATATAACAATAAAGGAGGTCTAAAAACCTCCTTTATTTTTATTGGAATAATATGCTTCCCAGTGTGCTAATAATTTTTCTGCATGTTCTTTTGGCGTTACTTTGATATACTTCAGAAAGCTCGCCTCTGTAGTGTGTCCTGTGATTTTCATTATCGAGAGCGTTGGGAAGTTCATCAGATATAAGTTCGTCGCAAAGCTCCTTCTACATGTGTGCGAGCTAATAAGCTGCCACTTCTCATATATACCCCGCTCCTTGCGCTTTGTTTCTGGGTTCATCAAGTCTCCTTCTACTTTGTCAACAAACCCAACTTCTTTACAAACTTCCTTTATCATCTTATTAAAATGATGTTCTTCCATAGGTTGAGGCATGCCTCTTTTTCGAATCATATCCTTAATATGATGATGCAGAGGTATAACCACTCTTATACCTGACGAGTTGCGTGTCTTCTTGGGTTCTACCTCAATAAAATTACTGTCAGGGTCAATAACTGGTAAATTCATAAAGTCCGACACTCGCAACCCTGTCCATAACCCCAATATCATCAAGTCCCTGGTTTGTTCATATTTCTTGTTATAGGAAAAGTCGTAATTAAAGAGCTTATCTATTTCCTCTTCTGACAGAGCTACCGATAAACTATTTGCCTTTGTTGTGGTAAATTCAGATATTCCATCACTCACTATATACCCTTTCTCTTTTGCTTTTTTTAAAAATATCTTAATTATGTGTACGTATGTACCTATAGAATTAAGGCTATTTTTCCTATTATGTATGCAGAAATCTATGAATTCGTCATTTAGATCCTTGTTGTAACTATCTATGCTTATTCTTCTCTTTCTACTTTCTTCAAATTTTTTAACTACCCTGTTCGTGTTAATATACGACATTATCCTCGAATAACTATACTCTCTCCCTGTATTCTTATTGATAGATCCTCTAATCCCCTTCAATATATCATCTACAAAATCGGTTAAGTATTCAAATTCTTGCGGTATCTTCTCTGGCTTAAAGTGTTTGTCAAAGTCTAATTTCAATCTTTCACGACTCACCCTCTCTCCATTTAGTTTGTAGTTATCAATGAGAGTTATAAGGAAATCGTGATATTGCATTATATAAGTAGTAATCTTTCTCAATCGCACACCATCCGAGCCTTTTCGAGATTTGGGCATACGAGCAGAGAAGTCCCAATCATTCGGATTAATAACCTCCCCTGTAGAGTACTTAAATATTTTTTTTTCATCCTTAATGTAATACTGAATAATAATAATCGTATCTTTGTCCCCGCTTGGCTCTTTTAAGTAGAAATACATAACTCATCTTTTTGAGAGTGCAAAAATACAAAAAAGGGTAAGTATAGGGGTAAGTTTTGATATTATTTTTTCAACAAAAAAACATCAATAAACAACTACACCTATAGTAACATATTTAATTTCAGTGTATTTTAAGGACTTTTACAATCATTCACCATGTTAGAACTCT